AACATAAATTTTCAGAAAATTATGAAGATAATCAAAACGTTCCTATTACGTATTATGTCATTCATAATCGTTCTAACCAAGAACGAAAAAAAAACATTGAGGAACAGGAAACAAAATTGGGAAAACCAATTCATATATTTGATGCAATCATGGGAAAGGAGTTGGATTTAGATAATTTATCTGTATTTGACCCAAGATTGCAAAACAAATATAATTCTAGAAATAAAAATGAATACGGATGTTATTTGAGTCATTTTATGTTATTAAAAAAAATATCACAACAAATTCTACCCAGTAAAGGTTATACTGTGATATTTGAAGACGATTTTCAAATTATGAGTGACGACCTTGAAAATCATATACGACATGAATTAGATATCATAGACAAAGAAATGGATATGATATTCTTCGGACATTTGGATTCCTATGTGGGAAAATTGTACAAAGAAGATTTATTTGAACTGGATATGAACAATTACCAAGATTTTGCCGGATTGCACGGATATATTATCCAGAATCAAAGTATTCAAAAAATACATGATATGTTGTTTGAAATTGATAATCCAATTGATTATAAATATGGAAGATTCATTGGTGAAGGTAAATTAACTGCACTGTTAGTGAATCCCACGATTGTAAATCAAAATGGAATGGAATCAGGTATTGGATTTGACCGATAAAATCGTACTAACTCAGCAGGTGGCTTTGCCACCGAATGAGTTTGTTGTTGAAGGACTTTGTCCCTCTGACCAATTTTATCGGATGATTGTGTATAATGAAACAACATGGATGGTCTTTATATATGATTTTATGTATTTTTATTTTTCTATGTTTACTATCGTGGATTCCCATAGAATCTTTTGAAAATTATTCCGATATTACCTATTATGTCATTCATGACCGTACCAACCAAGAACGAACCAAGAACATAGAAATACAAGAAGCAAAATTAGGAAAACCTATACATATTTTTGATGCAATTATGGGTAAAGATTTGGACATGAATCAATTATCTATGTTTGATCATAAATTGCAAAACAATAAAAAGGGACAAAGATCCAACGTAATTGGGTGTTATTTGAGTCATTTTATGTTGATAAAGTCTTTGTTGGACAAACCTCAAGGATATACGATTATTTTTGAGAATGATTTTCATATTTTGAAAGACGATTTGGATGCACAAATACAACATATTTTGCACATTATTGACAAAGATTTTGATTTGTTGTATTTTGGAAATTTGAACGATTCACATAGTCAACTATATAAAGAAAATATTTATGATATCAAGGATGTCATTACTGGAAATCATGCATATTTAATCAACAATCGTAACATTCAAAAAATATACAATGTATTGTTAACCATGGACGAAGCCGTTGATTGGAAATATTCTAATTCTATGCAAAAAAATGAATTGAAAGGTTTTGCTATTTATCCCACATTGGTAGTTCAAAATGGGATGGAATCTACGATAGGGTACCAATAAATGATATTGGATAAAGGAACCGTAGGTTCCTTTAAAACCTCCCTTTTTAATAAAGAATATCAAATTGGTTGTATAAGATACTATAGAACTAATGTACCAAGATTCCTTGAAAGAAACCTTAGGAGGGCACCGAGTGTAACGAGGTGTCCTCGTTACTTAGGAGGTTTTACTCCCGATTCCCTTTACCACCAAAGGTGGCAAAGGGAATCTGTTGTGGCTCAAAACGCCTTAGGGCGTTTTTGAGCTACTGGAACCTTGGGTTCCAATAGATGCGGAGGTCTTACATATCAACATATGTAAGAATATAGAAACAATGGATTCGGAAACACAATCGGTGGATGATAATTCCATTATCAATGATATTCGTAATCCAAGCGAATTCAAAGGTATATCCTTTTCCAATTATAAAAAAACGGAAGTCAAACAAGCATTGATGGATAATATGTTGAAAATAAAATTAGAACCTGCATGTTATTGGTGTGCAGAATTGTTATGTGCTGGACATTTAATGGATATATGGGAAATTATTTTATATTTTGTTGGAAAACATATTCATTTAGGGAATCCCCGTTTGACGATTTATTTGGAAAATCGTTATGATATTTTTCGTAATATTATGAGTCAATCCAATTTTACAAACGAAATCCAGACACGTAACAATGTAAATATTCGGAAATTATTTTCGGAAATGATCTGTATTTTGACTCTTTCTCCACGAAAACATAGTTTTGAACCTATACGTATAAATCGTATAGAAGAATTCAACATTACGCTCATGACGGAACGTTTAAAAGCACCTTCTGTAAAATATGCGGAACCTGTTTTTGAAAAAGAAGACCCCAAAGAATTGTACATTGCGATTAATGAATTTTCTTACTCCATTTCCAAAGACGGGTTGAATTTGATGCGTGCATGTTATTGGATAGAATGGTTGATTGAATTTGATGCTATTTGTAAAAAACGTAGACAAGTTTGCAAATGTCAACGACGCGTACAAATTATGGTTGATTCAAAATATCAAAAAGATATTATATGGATGATATGGTGTGCACTTGTACATTATGTTGAAATTGAATGTTATGGTGAATTTGTAAAAAAAACAATACAATCTTTGTTACATCTTTTTTGTATAAAATATTCCACGGCTTGTTGTAAAAAACGCAGATATCTTTTGTATTTTGCGGTGGGTCTTTTGACTGAAAATATACCAACCACCGTTGAAATTATTACCAATGAACACAAACGTTTATTAGCATCTGTGATTGAACAAATACATATCATATATAAACAAATCAAAATAAATGAGGTCAGTCCGAATACGGAATATTTGTTCTCCAATGTTGAAAAGGAGAACAATTTAGAAAGGTCAAGAAAAAAATTAGAAATTATGGATTCTATGGGAGTTGTTCCAAGACAAGGAGACAAAAGCACAGAGGAAGAAGATGATGCATTGTATCGTTGAATTTATACATATTCCTCTGGACTCCTACGTCGTCCTTCTGAATATGTGTGGTTATCCTCCACTCTGTTACGGATACCACATCCATTCAGTTGCATTTTACAATTTCAATCGTATATACTGTTTTTCCTTTTTTGATTTCTTCCTTTTCACCATTCACTTTTTCATTAAATATGTTGGTTAATTCTTGAATATCGTTTTCATCATCTGCAGTGATTGTAAATGCATGTGGCATTTCTTTTTTTCCTTTAAAATTTATGTGTTTTTGTTTGTTACGTTTTAGTATGGGATATTGTGTTAATATGTGTTTTTTCAAAGTTGTACGTATATGTTCATCATCTTCAAATACATTGTATTTTTTTTCACATAAACCATTCTCATTACATTTAATGTTGCATTTTTCACATGTACAATCACCGCTACACTTACCCCCTTTACATTTGGTACAATGAAATTGTTTTTGTACCATAATTAAAAATAAACAATCTAAATTAGACTCTGATGGGGACGTTTGTTGAGATGATGGTAACGAAGTGGAAGTATCAGACGCAAATGTGTCTATTTTTTTGGGAGAAAAACTTTTTATTGTGTTTTTTGCATATGAACTTATGCTTTCAAAAATAGATGGAGTTGCACTTTTCATAGATTTGGAAGAAGATGGTGTCATACTTTCAAAGGTAGATGGAGTTGCACTTTTCATAGATTTGGAAGAAGATGGTGTCATACTTTCAAAGGTAGATGGAGTTGCACTTTTCATAGATTTGGAAGAAGATGGTGTCATATTCGGAGATTGAATTTCCAAGGATAAAGGTATTTTTTGCGAACTCTGTTTTACTGAAGATTTATACATAGAATCAATAGATTCACATTCACCTGTTTTTTTATTTTTATGTGTTCCTTTACGACAACGTTCTGTTTTTTTAAGAGTATTTTTTGAACTCATAGATAAATCTGAAATGGTTGAAGAAGTATTGTTTTGTTTAGATTCACATTCACCCGTTTTTTTATTTTTATGTGTTCCTTTTGGGCAACGCATTATATACATTATATGAATATATTTAAAAATCATACGACATGTATTCTTGTGCGTTGTCGCTAAAACCATGCCGTTGTTTACCCATTCGTTGTATTGGTGCAATCCATTGATCACATATTTGTAATATTTTCCACGATTGGTCGTTGGCATAGTTCCAATGTTGTTGGGTTTGTTCTAATAGGGGTATGGTATGATTGTATAGTTCTATTAATTTTTCATAATAATGTTCTTGAACAACATAGGAGGAAGCAGTCTCTGCTTCCTGAATTCGTAACCATGAAAGACATTTGTCAGAAGGACGTAGTCCTTCAAAATCTGACCAATCCATATTTTCACTTTTTATTGCATTGTAGGCAAACATACATACATCAAATGATTTCGTGCACATAGATTGAATGGTTAATTCCATTTCTTCTCTTGTCTGTAAGAATTGAAAATCATCTTCTAAAATCCAAACTCGTTTGTATCCTCTTTCTTTCGCAAGACGAAGTACTGCCAGATGTGATTGTGTACATCCTACAATACCAAAGGAATGATATATTGCTGGAAATCGTTCATAAGAAAGACCATATTCATCCAATTGTTGTTCTATTTGTTCTCTCCGATCTGTACGTTTATCCAAATTAATGTATATGATTTTGTCAATATATTGACTGAGAACAAACGTGGTGGGTGGTAAAATCTCTATCGTACATTGTTCCAAAACTGTCTTGGTATGTTGAAACACATTTTCATAAGCATAGACAGTTTGAAATAATTTTTGACTATTTTGTACCATGGTTTTACATTCTTCTGGATGGTTTTCACACCATGTGTGTACTTCTTGTATATTACTTAAATCATTGTTGATTTCCATATAATGTATACCGGGAACATAAGCCGGGAACGTAGTGGAGGCATCTTGGTAAAACCACTGTTTCCAAATGGACTTTGGTTTAATAATTACCGAACCACTGTTTAATTTCCATGCGGTTGCATCCCACGTAGATGCCGCACCATCCAAATCCAATATGTATTTGTAATGAATCATATCACGTCTATCTCTCCAGTTTCCGTCACATTCCAAGATTGTAGAATGTATAGGAGCTAATATTGTTTTTACATATTCACGTGGGGAGATTCCCATATTCTGCATAGACCCGTCCATAAAATTCAATGGTGAATCACGCGCTTGTCCGGCATAAACAATTTTAGATCGTTTTTCTTCCCAAGAAATTCCCTGATGAAAGGAACGAAATGGATGGTATAAATGATGATAAAAATAATGTCTATCGGGTATCAATAATACATCCGGAAAATCTACATGGGCAGATTGTGCCAACAATTTGATTTGATTGCCGATGCAGAATATGGGATATTCAGACAAAGAATATTCAGGAGGTAAATAATATCCAAGACATTCTTGGTCGGAAATATATCGTGCCTGTGTACGTTGAGATGACCATGGTATGTTTTCAGGATAACCGTCCGTACTTGATATTAAAAAACACCAAGGTTTATGTATTTCAATCGCAACCTGAACTATGTGATGTATTACTGGTTTTATATTGTAAAATTCCGGTCCATGTTCACCTTGTCCCTCATGGTACAAATAATAGGTATTTTGCATGTTTCCTATTGCAAAAAGACTTGTAGGTAATACCGTTAATTTCATAAAAAATATTGTATTAAATTCATTACGAGTGATTCTTTTAAAAATTGGAAATGGTGTCCATGTACGTACTGGAAACCGAATTACTGGACGCTCTATGTCATGTATTTTGGGAATTTGACCTTTACAATTCCATTCTGATATATGAATTTCAGATAGGGACGTTGAAATCGGAACCTGTATAATTTCTTGAATATTCGTAGTGGAGGCATCCTTGTATAACAACAAAAGTTGTAATTTGTCAGTAATCGGAAGATTATCTAAACGTCTTATTACAATTTTTGCTGAATTTTCCGAATTTTCCGAATTTTTATCATCAATTTCTGTAAATATTTGATAATCAGTTATGTCAAACCAAAAAGGTGGGTCGTGATTAAAATACAAATCCACATGTACATCTTTGATTTCATATATGTTTTCGTAATTCATTTCGTATATTACATTAATATATGAAACTTTTATGTATTTGAAGTCTTCTTTTCTGTATCATGTATAGGAGCATATATTGACATATGAGCACATATACTAAACAAAACAATGGTAGAAACAATAATACCTGTTTTTGAATAGTTTTTCAATATATATTGAAAATTCATGCGTTATATATCATAAATAGTAGATATATTTACCACGCGGAACCAAACACATTTCCGGAAAAATTAGAAGGCATAGGATCCATAGAAAACCCACCGTCATTCACCATCATTCCACTCGCTTGAACTGGATTAGATGATCCTCCTTTGTTTTGCGAAGTTGTCGCAATGGGGGCAGGAGGAAACAATCCAGGTTGAATTCCAGAATCGTCTAAATAGTCTGCTTGACTAACCGCATGAGACGGAGCTGAATTGTTTCCAAAACGAACCGCTTTTTTAGATGCCGACTGTTTTTTTTCGTCCATAGAAGGACCATTCCATAGTTCCAACATTCTCTCATATAAAATATTACTTTTTAATCCCAATTTACTCTGAATACTTAATACAATCACCAAAAATGGTATAATCGCATTGATAAGTGATAAATTTTCATATTTGAATCCCGAATAGGTAGGAATATAGGCAATGATACGATGAATTAAAATAATAAAAATAAAAATGATGGACAATTGTATCAAAATTTCAAGAATTAATTCTAAAGAAGATTTTTCTAAATCTGCTTCCGGAATAAATTGCTGAATCAGTTTGTTCATTAAAAATACTGGTAGTAAAGCCAAAATAGAATATTGGAGCACATTGAATACTTCTGCTTTACTTTCTTCTGACGTTGAAAACACGTAGGAAAAAAAAGATTTTTTAGATTCTCGTGATTCTTGTAAAATTTCCATATGAAAAATGAAACTATGTTAAAAACCTAATAAAGGAACGTATAATCTTTGTTTAGAATTTTCTTCATCACCTATATCATCAAAATTTGATTGTTTTGTTTATTTTACCCCAATTTTGTGGGATTACAATATAACCCATGAATTATTCAATTTACAACACAAAAATTTATTTTTCCTAACATTTTATGAAAATCACAACACTATGGTAGTAATAAATATATTTATATATATATTTATGTCTAATTTTCCACGTTTATCACAACCAATATTAACAGATGAAGAGTTAAAAACTATTAAAAAAGGAACACCATTGGCATATAACGATTCCTATGGTAATACTTATTATGGACGTTTTACTGGAAGCCATCCTAAAGAAAAAAAATTATACGGGTTGTATGATTCAGTACTGAAAAGTAAAGATTCAAACATCTATAATGATAATTCATCATTTGGAATGAATTGGTCAGGTGAACCTAATATGAAAAACGTCACTACAGTTGACTATTTTGGTCTTAATAGTAAACCTTCTAGTTTTGGATTACGAAAATTGGAAAATCCAATAAAAGAAGCAAAGAAAGATGAAATAATCCGCGATACAGATAAATTTGCCAGAGATATTCAACACGAAACGGATCTAGAACCCCCTTTTTATGAAGGGGATGAAGGTGGTAGCGAATATATTGCCGCAAAAAAACGGTTTGAAGAACAGGCATCAAAAACGGGAGGACGACGTAAAAAAAATAAAAAAACAAAAAGAAACAAAAAACACCAAAGTAAAACGAAAAGTAAAAGACGCTAACTTCTCCAGGTGCGAAGCACCCTTTGAATTTAGTTGTTGAAGGCTATTCGGCACGGAAGCCCTCTGACCAAAATGTAAATATAAACCCTTAAATTCTTATATAAAAATATATTACTATCATTAGTAAATCATGCACGAAGAACAACAATATTTGGATTTGGTACGTCGTATATTAGATACGGGTTCCTTGGAACAAGGACGCAATGGGAACGTATATTCTGTATTTGGTAATATGATGCGATTTTCTTTGCAAGAGGGTACGATTCCATTACTTACTACCAAAAAAATAGCATGGAAAACGTGTTTCCATGAATTGATGTGGTTTTTAGCCGGAAAAACTGATAATAACCTTCTTCAACAAAAAGGAGTACATATATGGGATGCAAACGCATCCCGTGAGTTTTTAGACAGTCGTAGTCTAAAAGACAATGCCGAAGGAGATTTAGGACCGATTTATGGCCAGCAATGGAGACATTGGAATACCCCATATAAAAATTGTCAAACCGATTATTCCGGATGTGGAATAGACCAATTGAAATATGTGATTGAACAATTATCCAACCCTGAAACACGAACCAATCGTCGTCTAATCGTAAGTGCATGGAATCCTGAACAATTGGATATTATGGCTCTACCACCGTGTCATATATTGATGCAATTCAATGTACATGAAGGAAAATATTTGTCCTGTTCTTTGTATCAACGAAGCGGAGATGTAGGTTTAGGAGTACCTTTTAACATTGCTTCCTATAGTTTTTTGACACATTTGATTGCAAAACATTGTGGTTTAATTGCCCACGAATTTGTGTATTTTCTTGGTAATTCTCATATCTATGAACAACATTGTGAAATATTAAAACAACAATTGGAACGAACTCCTATGGAATTTCCCAAAATAGAAATATTAAATGTAAAACCCAACATAGAAGATTATACTATGGACAATGTACATTTCAAAACTACGTATCAAAGTCACCCTCCCTTAAAAATGAATATGATTGCGTAAAAAGAATTTAGAAATAATCAAGATTCATTGTATCAGAATGAGTGCTGCTAATTCTTCCGCGAAAAAAAGAAGAGCTCCTCCAAGTACCGAACCGATTAAATCTACCCCTGTGCCAAATACACCCATGAATTCACCTGCAAACGTTGGGTTAACATTGCCACAAGTTATTTCGTTGATTGATAAACGTTTAGTCTCTTTGGAAACTGTAACAAAAACATTGGTTTCGCAACCAACCATACAATCTACAGAAGAATCGGAAATTCCTGAATTTTTTATGGAAGAATTTCAAGCTAGGTTTGATGTAATGGCCGACGAAATTGCCAATTTGAAAAACATTGTACTTAAATTGCAAACTTATACTATGGATGTAAATAAAATCTTGTTAGAACAATCCAATGTTTACGCACATATAGATAGTGAACACCCTTCTACACCCTCAACCACACCTACAGTTACACCTACACTTGGAAAAGGAATTAAATTAACGGAAGATGAAGATGAAGAAATGGAAGATGTTTTTAATCCAGCAACCACTGTAAAATGGAGTTCAACCTAAGATTAGACACATTATTGTCATATTCCTCTGGACTCCACGCTTCGCAGAGTCGTCCTTCTGAATATGCGTGGTTATCCTCCACTCTGCTACGGATACCACATACATATAATATTTTGTAAATGAAACGATATAATAATAAATAATAATAGTAATAAAACCCTGTTGTCAAATTGATATGGAAAAAATATCATTTCAATATGAATCCCGTAAAACTTCTCCGACGTGTTCGGATGATTCATCATCTTTTTTAAATTCTGAAAAAAATATCAATGAAAATCCATCATTTCATGTACATAATAAAAATATGTCTAGTACAAATAGTTTATTGAGTAGATGTTTAGAATTAGATTCCTCTTCAAAAAATACGTCTGACAATTCGGTCAATACTGTTCAAAATATCATATCTAAATTAACAAATGAATTTTATTCTTCTCACCGTAAAAATTTGTTTTTTAAAAAAAATCAAAAAATAGAATGTGCTGAATTTGTAACCAATCGTGTTAGTTTGGATGAATTAATAAAAAATACGATTTATACTTTACCAAATACGAATTCCATTTTTTTTGATTATCCATTATTTAAATGTTATGGAACATCTGAAAATTATAAACCGGTGGTAAATTATTTATTATCAGAAATTAATTCTATTATTTCTAAAAATGGAAGTTTTAACATACATGTAAATTTGTTATCATTTACAATGTCAGCAGCAGAAAGATACACACAAGCAATACAAATGTTTTGCAACGAATGTTTCAAAAACATGGAAATCAAATACATTGATAGTATGGATACTATGTTTATTTATAATACTCCGAATATGATAAGTGCAATTTCGTCTGCTTTGATTCGGTTTACCAATGAATCTATTAAAGAAAAAATGGTATATTATACCAAGGAAGAATCCGCAGCGATTTTAGAAAAATTGATTGTTTTAACTTAAAACATAGTTTATATTATAAAATACAATCATAATATGAACATTACTATTCAACATCCCACCAAGGCAGAAGCATTTACAACGTTGTTTCAAAATATGAAACACTTTTCGGAACATATCAATGTACAATTTACACCAGAACACATGTTTATACAAACCATGGACGCAGCACGTATATCTATTTTAGAAATACAATTACCTAAAGCATGGTTTTGCAAATATACTTGTGAACAATCGGTAGTCTTGGGAATACATTCACAAATTTTGTATAAGATTCTGGCAACGCGAGACAAAGACCAGTCGGTGCAAATGTACATTGACAGTGCAGATTCTGATACACTGATTGTAGATATGTGTTCTATTCCAGGTAAGACCAAGACATCCTGTTTTGAAAGACATTTTCAAATGCCGTTGATGGATATTGAGATGGACTGTGTCCATATTCCTGACATGGAATATCAAGTAGAAATGAGCTTATCTGCAAGTATTTTCACCACAATCATACATCAATTACGTGGATTTGGAGATAATTTACTGATTCATTGCAATGAAAATGTAAATCAATGGACTTCAACCACACAAGAAAGTGGAAGTATGTCAGTTGAAATAAAAATAGATGATTTGATTGAATTTTCAATTGAAGAAGATTGTGATTTATCTTTGGAATTTGCCTTGCAATATTTACAAAATGTAGGTTCCTATGGAAAAATAAGTAAAAATGTAACGATAAAAATGCACGCAGATTTTCCATTACGTTTGGATTTTCCTTTGGAAAACGATGGACATGTAACTTATTTCTTAGCTCCCAAAATCAAAGATGAATGATATATACGTTGTAAAAATCTACGAAATGTATGTATGTGATTTATAGTATGATAGAGTGGTTTGTTTTTTTTTTGGTTATATTTTTATACATTCATATTCTTCAACAATACAAATATAGCGATGAAAATGATGTTTATGAAATGGATTACATAGATAATACGAATCTACAAGATTCATGTCAATTGTTGCAGCCAATTGTGTTTGCTACTCAAGAATTATTACCATCCTTACCTACTTTAGACGATGCAATTGGTGAAGTCGGTTCAGACAATTTGTCTCTTGGTATCTTGGATGAATTGTCTTCCAAATATGCAACTCCTTTTCCTTACAAACTTGCGATGAATTTATTAAATATGTCAACATCTGCAAAGAAATATTATTCCGAACACAATGAATCATTGTTTTTACAAGCAGCACCTGAATACAAAGATAAAATAAAAGAATTGGATACTTTTTTACGACCACCATTTACCGTACAATCCCATCATGATGTATGTATAGGAGCCAAAGATGCCTGTACACCGTTTCGTTATCATATTCATTCACGAAAATTCTTAGTAGTACAATCGGGAAAAATAACCGTAAAAATGACTCCTTGGAAAAAATATGCAAAATATTTACACGAAATTCGTGATTATGAATTAGGTGAATATCGTTCTAATATGAATGTATGGAATCCCAAAGAACATCATCGTCGTGAATTTGATAAGATTGAATTTGTAGAATTTGATGTTGATATAGGACATATTTTATCTATACCGTCATACTGGGGATATAGTATACAATACCAAGAATCAACGACTTGTTACATAGAATATACCTACAGTACTTGTTTTAATCAATTGGCATTTTTAGGTGAAACTGCACGTATATGGTTACAAAATCAAAATACATACCAAACATGGTTTCGTACGGTTCCTAACAAAGAAAAAATACCAACCATTGTTCCCGAAGATTTGTCTACATCTCCTATGATTGACCAAACTCATTCGGTAACGAAGTTACCTGCTGAGTTAGTTGTTGAAGGCTTTCAGCCATCTTACCAAATTTCTCCGGTGGATACCTTACCTTGTGAACAAATTGAAACCGAATTTTTAGATCCAAGTACCACTCATGTTTCCTCGTTGGTCACGTCGGAGAATGACTTTTCTTAAACAACTTTTTGACCCATACATTTCATAGAACAATTTCCATGAAATGTATTTATAGGAACAGGGAGGTAAAATACATTCTTGTATATGGCGTGGTTGTTCGTCTGGTTCCAATCCGTATTTCATATGAAAATCTTCTAGATCATCATCATCGTCAAATCGTATTTGTTGAGTTTCGTGACAAACATAACCACGAAATTCCTGGATTCGTTCCATCCAAATGGGACTAAAAGATGCATAATATTCCCACGAATACCATCGGGAACTGTCTATGGAAGGTTGTACCCGTCGTTTACGATGTACGGTTCGTCCCTGAGAATTGATAAAAGTAGTGGATTCGTACACAGGAGTTTGCAACATGTCGGAGGCATCTTCTGAAATTTGTTCTGAACGTAACATAAACCGGCATACCGTACGTAAAATTTTCCAAGCGGGAAATCCACCGGGTTCGGCTGTAACTGTACGGTACAAATCTACTTCTGTACTAGAAATTGATATTACATTTGGTAAAATATCGTTTGTTTGTGATAATTTAGATGGCACTATCGTTATGTTGCGTTTTTCACGCATATTATATGTCAATGAAATAGGTGCTTCTAACAAATGCAATGTCCATGCACCAATCATGGTTTCATCGTTTTCTGATTGTCTATATAAATGTAAGAGTATAGGAGCCAAATTCGGATTGAGTTCTTGGTACAAATATACATAAGTTTCCCATAACAATTGAAATATCTCTTCACAAAATCCACTAAAATACATTTCATATGTCCAAAATAATGATTCGTCACGTTGACGGTCTAATAGAGCCCATATCAAAGATTGTTTGACATGGGTATAATCATACAGATATCGTGTCATTATGATAGATGGTAGTTCTTGGTCAGAGGGACAAAGTTCTTCAACCACCTGGTCAGAGTACTGAATGTCTTCAATCGTCATATTTTATGATGCATAGATTGATATCATCAATCTATTGTATTTTTCAATTTTATTTTACACCTACAATATATACAATAATGAAAACAAAGAAAAGACATAATTCTCATAAAAGAACGATGCGAAAATCATCGCGAAAACATAATCATACGAACATAAAAACTCATATTGTGAATACATTTTTTGAAATGTTACATACAATCAAATTATTTCATTGGAATACCAAGAAATATCCTGAACACAAAGCTTCGGACGAGTTGTACGAAAAACTCAACGAACATATTGATCGTTTTGTAGAAATTCTCTTGGGTAAAAATACAGAACGTATTCGTAATGCTCATTCTCATATTTCTATATGTTCCAATACACATCAACTCAAAAAAAAAATACACGAATATCAAGAATTTTTACTACAATTGAATCAACTATTGGATTATAAAAAAGATTCTGATTTACTTAACATTCGTGACGAAATATTGGGGGATTTGAACCAATTTTTGTATTTACTATCTCTTCATTAGAAGACCGTTATCTGAAGCATGCCGAGAACGTAGTGGTAAGAGGGCTGAAAGCCTTCTATGGAGGTAGATGCTATATAAAAAATTATATAGAAATACACAACTTATCTATGTGATGTATAAAATATTGGATTGGATTAATAAAGATGACCTAGATAAATTAGATTTGATTTGGTTATCCACAAATCCAATGGCAGTGTATTTATTAGAAAAAAATCCTGATAAAATTTGTTGGTTTAGTTTGTCAGGAAATCCCAATGCACTTTTTATATTAGAAAAATACCCAAAAGAAATCAACTGGACAAAATTATCTGAAAATTCCGGTGCGATATATTTATTAGAAAAAAATCCAGATAAAATAGATTGGTTTTTTTTACATAGAAATACAAGTGGCCTTTATCTATTGGAGAAAAATGTGGATAAAATACATTGGTCTTGGTTGTCTAAAAATTCCAAGGCAGTGCCACTGTTAGAAAAAAACATAGATAAAATCAATTGGATATGGTTATCAGGAAATACTAGGGCAATTCATTTATTGGAACAATACCCGGAAAACATTGAGTGGGTTACATTATCGGGGAATCCCAAAGCGATAAATCTATTAGAACAATACCCCGAAAACATCAACTGGTATTGGTTATCCGGTAATCCCAGTGCCATTCATCTCTTGAAAAAAAATCCCGAAAAAATCAACTGGGAAAAACTATCAAGTAATCCGAAGGCGATGGAAATATTAGAGAAAAATATTGATAAAATCAACTGGTATTGGTTATCCGAAAATCCCAGTGCAATAGCATTATTAAAAAAATACCCGGAAAAAATAAATTGGTGCGCATTTTCCAGAAATCCCAATTTATTTATGTTGGATTATCAGTGGTTAGAAAAACGTATGAATATCATCAAAGAGGAATTGATTTCGGTTGCATTACATCCGGATAGAATTGCTGATTGGATTAAAAAAGGAATGAAAATATCTGATATGTAAAAAAGGTATAAATTCTTAGATGTTTATGACTTTGTGTACATAGACAACATACCATGTAGTCTAGGTAATGAATTTCCACCATACATGTTACGCCCATACAACTCACGGTATTGTATATTTGCCATACTTTTTCGTATTTGAATTACTTTTTGTTGTTGTTGATACACATTACGCCAATGACGTTGTACCAAGCGTAACCAATAGGTTTTACGTATCACTTGATATTCACACTCAATAATTTCCAATTGCAAAATATCTATGGAAGGTTTTGTACTTCGCCAATGAATGGAATAAAATCGTAAATAGCGAACAATGTCATTGTAAGAAAATTGATAAAAGGTAGATGATGATACGGAAATGTCTAACAAATTATGAGGACTTAATTCTTGATTGATCGTACCCAAATAATAATGACCATGTTCTTTGGGCTCATCCAAAAAATGCTGATCTGAATAATAAATACGATCCGATACATCTAGGTCATAATCATGTATATTTTCGGAATTTGTGTCACTACTATCTGAATTAGATATCAATGTACTGTCATCGTCTTCCTCGGATGATTCGGTTTCATTCTCATAAAAGTTGGACATATTTGCATATAATAATATATAAATATACGAGTTAAAAAATCAATTTTTTACAAAAACAGATATAAATATTACGTATGATTACTATATGTATAAGTAATATGGTTGTAATTTGTGATAAACCTTATCCCAAAGAACAAGAAGAAATTTATCAAGAACATTTTCAAAAATTTCCGTATCCCCTTTCAGATTTTCAGAAATATTCCATACAAGCTATTGTAGATGGAAATCATACATTGGTTTCTGCTGCAACGGGTAACGGAAAAACGGTTTCTGCTGATTTTGCGATACAACATTTTGTAGCACAAGGAAAAAAAGTAATTTATACTTGTCCTATCAAAAGTTTGTCCAATCAAAAATTCTATGATTTTTCACAAAAATATCCAGATATTCAATTTGGGATATTTACTGGTGATATCAAATTTAATCCAACTGCTGATGTGATTTTTGCCACTGCAGAAATTTTGATGAATTATTTGTTTTCTTTAAACGGAGTCAAAGAACCTGATACATTGTTGGAAGCAGAACAAAAACCTCAAACACAATTGCAATTTCAAATAGATATTAATACAGAATTAGCTTGTGTTGTAATGGATGAATGTCATTTTATTTTGGATGAAGACCGAGGGCACGTATGGGAAAACACTATATTAATGTTACCACCTCATATTCAAATGGTATTGTTATCCGCAACATTGGATCAACCTGAGAAATTTGCCAGTTTTTGTGAAAGAAATTACCAAAACAAACAAGTCGTATGGTCATCTACGTTGACACGCATTGTTCCATTGACACATTATGGATTTATGACTACAGTAGAATCTATTTTTAAAAAAGTGCGTGACAAAGAAACCCAAATCATGATTCGTAATAGTACAAACAAATTTATTACGTTAAAAACAGAAAAAGGAATGTTTCAAGAACCGGGGTACATGGAAATCAAAAAAATACAAAAATTGTTAGAAACCAATCAAATATATATGAAACGTGCACATGTACTAAATACACTTGCACAAACGTTGGTTGAAAAAGAAATGTTACCAGCATTGGTGTTTACCTTTTCAAGAAAGAATGTAGAAATGTGCGCCAAGGAAATAACTACGAATCTATTGGAATTTGATTCCAAAATACCCTATACAATTCAAAGAGAAGCTGAACAATTGTTACGAAGAAAATTGACTAATTTTCAAGAATATATCCAAATGCCCGAATACATTCAGTTAATTAAATTATTGGAAAAGGGAATTGGAATTCATCATTCGGGAATGATTCCTATTTTACGTGAAATTGTAGAATTGATGATATCCAAACGATATATCAAAATGTTGTTTGCAACTGACAGTTTTTCTATTGGACTCAATTGTGAAATAAAAACGGTGGTTTTTACATCTGTACAAAAATATGACGGAAAAATAGAACAATATTTGATGCCTCATGCGTATACACAAATGGCTGGTCGTGCTGGACGACGCAACATTGATACAGTAGGTCATGTAGTTCATTGTAACAATTTATTTACATTACCCTCACCTACGGAATATAAACAAATTTTGTGCGGAAAACCACAACCTATGGAATCAAAATTTCATATTTCCTATACTACTGTGTTTAATTTGATACGCAATGGTCATAATAAATTTTCCGATTTTCTAAACTTTGTAAATAAAAGTATGTTGCGTAATGATTTGTTACAAGGAGAAACCATGTTACGTTCTACATTACAAACCATGGAAGAAGAATTAAAACGAAAAGAACAGTCTTTAACCCTATTGCGCACTCCTGTAGATATTTTGAGACAATATGTTGAATATAAAAAAATGTTATGCAATAAAACCAGTTTTGGTCTTTCAAATAAAAAATACAAAGAAATGGAACGCAATGTTCAAGAATTAAAAGACACCCATTCCACATGTGAAACCGATTCACAATTATATCAAGGGGTAGTTACAAAAAAAGAAGAGATTGCTCTGATTGAAAGTCAAATACAACATTTAGAACAAAGTATTGCAAAACAATTTCGTGGAATTCTTTGTATACTTATCAATCAAGGATTTGTATGTGAGCCACAAACAGATACTTTTGAATTTACACCCAAGGGTTTTTTTGCATCGCAATTAGCCGAAATTCATCCTTTGGTATTTACAGAAATGGTTTTTGAACATGAATTTTTTGAATCCTTTTCCATTCAACAATTAATTGCTTATATGTCCTGTTTTGCAGATGTACGTGTACATACTGATGTTATCAAATATCATCCTATTACGGATGATTCAAAATTATCAACATGTGTTTCAAAATTAAAAACAAAAATGAAGTATTATGAAGATGAAGAAAATTATTATCAATTGAGTACGGGAATAGACTATACAAATCCTATCAATTATGATCTTTTAGATGAAATGTTGCTATGGGTGGACTGTAACAATGAAAACTCATGTAAACAATTGATTCAAGAAAAAATCATTCAAGAAAAGGGATTATCTGTCGGTGATTTTGTAAAAGCTATGATGAAAATATCTGCAATTTCTAAAGAATGGATGTCTATATGTGAATATGAAGGATATATCAAATTGATGGATAAATTACAACATGTAGATGAATACATATTGAAATATGTATGTACAACACAAAGTTTGTACGTATAAATATTGGAACCCAGGTTCCAATAAAACCTCCCTTATATGTTTTCTTGAAGGATTCATGGTAAATTGGTTCTATAGGATGTTATATAATCAATTGGAAATTCCTATTTAGAAGGGAGGTTTTAAAGGAACCGTAGGTTCCTTTATTATATGTATAAATATAATATATTATGGATACAAATTTTAAATTATTATTATCATCTAGTTCAGAATTACCACCTATACCAAGTGGAATATATTATGGACAAAACGAAGATTTAGATGCGATTAATCGTAATATATATCGTCGCAATTTGACCGAAGTACCCTTACGACCCAATATGGATGCACGTAGTATTACTACCAGACAATCATTATATCCTACTACAGATATTCGTCCCCATTACAAAGGAAATTACATGGATTTTAACGAAAAACGCATGTTTGCACCAATGCAATCTATGGGACCTTTGTCTGGATTCAATGTAAACGATGAAACACAACTACGTAATCAATATTTTGCGTTACAACATGGTGCTGAACAATCATATTATGTTCCATCTAAACAAAGTGATTTGTACAATGTACAAGTCGCTTCTGAATCACACGCATTTTCACAACCTTTTCCTGATTTGTTTGTAAAATCACAGTTTACTACCGAACCACCCCCATTTTCAGATAAAATTGGTACGAACTTGTTTCACAATTGTACACAAACACAGCTCCGTAATTTGTAGAAAAATTGATTTTAATTATGATAATGACATAAAGATATTATCACAATACAATACAGTAATATCAATCTTTACGAACATGAATTCTACCGAAACACAACATTCTGGAGATGTATTCAGTTGCATGTTAAATATTCAACATGCATTGAAAAAACATGATACCTATAAAAATAATTATCAGGTAATGTTACAATTACCCATTGTACGAAAATTAAAAGAACAAAACAAACGCTTGAAACAACAGGTGCGTGTACTTTTAAACGAGAGTAAATCTACAAAACCAAATACATTACGAAAGACTGAAAAATTATCTGATGCCTCCTCTACTCTGGCTTCGCCAACCACGGCATCATCCCCTAATGCTACCGTTCTACGATCAGCAAGCGAAGCTTGCAACAACGGAGTCCTGGCAAGCTCTGCTTGCCGAGGACTCATGACGTCCACATTAGGGTCTAATTCTGATATCATCTTATTAGAGGCAAAAAAACAATTAGAAAGTGATGAAGATGATGACGATGACGATGATGATGATGTAGTTATTATTTCTGATACAACATCAGAAGTAGTAATTAAAATAGAAAAGAATCTGGAATGTGTTCAATCACAAAAGAATGTTGAACAAATAGATACATCAAAACCTAAAAATAATGTTGTATATGAAGTGATTGAAACTATAAATGAAGTAGAAGTGGTTGAAGAGGAGGAGGAAGAGGAGGAGGAAGAGGAAGTAGAAGTGGTTGAAGAGGAGGAGGAAGAGGAAGAATATGAAGAAGTAACTATAAATGGTGTAGAATATTGTACATGTGACAAAGAAAATGGAAGTATCTTTGAATTAACCGAAGATGGTGATATTGGCGTAGAAAAGGGTATTTATAAAAACGGAAAACCTTGTATGTATTAAAAAAATTACCATTTTGTATAAAGAGCGGCGGGTGATTGTTGTAGACTAAGTTCATCTTCTTTTTTTTCATCGGTGTCGGTATTAGATTTTTTGGCACGTTCTAATATTTGTTTTGCTTGTTGTATTTCTTCAGGGGAAGGTTTTTGATTATCAATCAAATCAATGTGATGATTTGTAAAACTTTCAGGTAAAATACATAGAAATGATTTTTCATTAAAAAAATAATCAACAAATAAAATAAATAATAATGTAACACAAAAGGCAATATAAATATCACGACTACCCATCCATACAATACAAAAAATCAATATATCACGACTAAATGTGTATTTTAAATAACTTTCCATTGATTTACTCATTTTTATAGTTACAAATTTACTGGAAATATTTAACGTAATTACAATCAATCCAGCAAAAATTTTGGATGAATTGATACCTTGCAATTGTTGATGAATATAATTTGCAAAAGAATACACATTTTGTGCAGTTTTTCCACCAAAAATCGTAGATTTTTTTGATTTTTGTTTATTTACCATATTACATATAGTGTATTATGGTATTAAAAAATGATTAGACGAAAACTCGTACATCCTTTGTTCCGTATGGACGAGTCAGCGACCAAAGGTCGCAACCTTGTACGTAGTGGAGACATCAGACCATCTATTGGGGTCTAATAAGGTTGTACATCTAACATATTATTATCAATCATTTCAGATTCAAAATCAAATGTGTCTTGATGATCAATCATATCAAATCCTAATATGTTTCCGTCTACATCCAACATGGTTCGTTTGTTTTTATTTGCAAACGATTCATGAGAACTAAATAATGTTGTATATGAGAAAATTACAAACAAAATAATGTATAAACATGAAACGATGACTAAAATATTTATAATTGTTTTTGAAATATTATTACGCATAAAATTTTACTAAAATTTTAACAGTTTCCTTCTTTATACATTTACAAGCAGAAATAGATAATTCTTCACGCTTCTTACGAGTTTTGGAATGTTTTTTAGGATCACTTTCAATGGATTCTCCATCTAATGACAATACTGTTTGTACAGAATCTGTAGATGTTTCACTGGTATTACGATGTTTAGATGTTGTGTTTCTCAAATTCATATCTGTTTCAATTTCAAAATAATTGTCACGAATATGATCTAATATACGATGTTCAATCGCCCATTTAAAAAAATTTAATTGTCCAATGGTTGTTTCTATTGTTGTATCTGCTAAAGACAAAGATGATGATAGAGAGTTTGTGGAAATATTACAAGGAAATTGAATTCTTTCCCAACGACAAAATGGGTCAAATCTACGTTTTGAATACGCCTTTAATTTCAATTTATAATCATTATATACTTTGAATCGTGTAGATTGATTCATATCAGCAAATGCAGGAATTTCATAAATGGTGAAATATTTTTTAGCATAGTTGGTAACAAACCAATCAATAATACGTAACGATATATGCGTGTTTCCATTTACAATAGACATGAATTGTTCCATATTTTCATTTTTTTTATAAAACTCCATTAAATTTTCCATTAATAAATCATTTTGTGTATTTAATGAATTAGCATTGTAAAGTGGCATGATACAGTTATAATACTGTATCATTCCGAAGATTTTATATCGTATTTTTATTGATGATGCATTTGTGGTATTTGAGGCGCTTGAGGCGCTTGAGGCGCTTGAGGCGCTTGAGGCGCTTGAGGCATTTGTGGCATTTGTG